ATGATTATGATATTATATTAACAGATCATGATATAAATAATGAAGATACTAAATGTCTTTTTATAACATGTAAAAAATCAAATATTAAAAATAAAAGAATTCTTAGTTTATTTAATCACTTATATATTTTAGATATATCTGAAACAGATTTAAATAAAAACGATACTATATTTTATTATTTTTCAAATTTGATATATAACTTTATTTTAGAAAATTATCCTTCTTTTGCGAATACATGTATCGTTTTAGATCCTATTAGAAGTTTAGAATATATAATAGATACTAAAAAATCTTTATCACGCTTTGGTGATGGGGAAATAAATATGGCAAAAGGATATGATATTCACTATGAAAAACACGATAAATTTACAGAAATTTTCATTGAAATTTTAAAAAATAATAATGATAATTGTTATGTTGGATTATGTGATATATTTTATAAATCTTCATTTAAATATTGGAAAATTCATGAAAAAAACTATTGGAATAAAATTAGTTGGATAAATAATTATCAATTGTTTTGTCCAAAAAATATCATATATTTATCCGCGCAAATATCAAGGCCAAATCATTATGCATATGAACACGATGATAATTTACCTTTATTTAATTATTTTAATTATATAACATTAAAGCAACAAATATTTATTAATAAAAGAATATTATGTATTCAAAATTTTGATTATCTTTCGAATTTTTATATAAATATACTTTATCCTGCTTATAAAATAGATTATTTCATTATAAAATCTTCGAATGCATCAATTGATATGAATCAAATAATTAATTATGTTATGAAAAATAACTATGAATTAATATTATTATTTGCTGGACCCATGGCAAGTCATTTATCTTATTTATTTTCAAGTAATAATATACAATCTATTGATATGGGACAATGTAATTATCCTTCAATTACAAATAATAAAGAAGAATTCTTACAATATGTCTTAAATATTAATAATTTATTAAATTTATATAATGTAAGAATTTTACAACCTCAAATATTTAATGATTTTTCTTATATAAATATAAATTTAAATACACAAATTTTAAACAAAAATATAACTTGGACTATAAATAACTTAATTTTAAAAGAAGAACATTCAAAATTAACTTCAATATTATTACATTTTGAATCAACAGAAAATTTAAAATTATTAAATATAGTAAACTGTATCTTTAAATTAGAATCATCTGATGAATATTTTAGATTATATAATGGTTTAGAATGGTTAGAACTTGAAAATAATAAACAATATGAAATTCCATTTAATTTTAATGTAAGATGTGGTGTTTCATTTTCAATTGAAAAATTAAATAAATTCATTACAAGTACATCTTTACAAAATAAAGAACAATATATAAAAATGGATATATATGATGTTTTATTAAAAATTATTAAATAATTAATTATATTCATTTTTCATCTAGTTAATATAAATTTTAATTCTTATAATAATGGATAACTCTATTATTATAGGAGGTATTTCTGGATTTATATCCCAAGGTTTAACTTGGCCTATGGAATATCTCAAAACAAAAAAGCAATTACCTGTATATTCACACTCTAGTGTATTTCACATTATTAAATCAGATATCAAAACAAACGGATTATTAAGTGTATATAGAGGATTAACACCACAATTAATTTCATCTTTTCCAAGAGCAGCAGTTAGATTTTCAATTTATGAAAATCTTAAAACTTTTTTAGAAGATGAAAATGGTAATTTAACATCATCTAAAAAATTTATATGTGGATTAATAGCAGGAGGTGTCGAAGCAGCTACTGTAATGACACCATTTGAAGTTATTAAAATACAAACAATTAATAATAATAAAACATTAAATCATACTTTAAAAAATGTGTATAAAACAGATGGACTTGTAGGATTTTATAAAGGTATTGTTCCTACAACTATTAGACAAGCAACTACTCAAGGTACTTCTTTTCTAGTTTATGATAAAAGTAAATTATACTATGAACAAAATATATATTTATCACCAAATAGTGGTTTGTATGCTGGAATGACAGGTGGAACATTTGCAGTATTATTTAATAATCCAGTGGATGCCATAAAAACATATAAACAGAGTGATAGGGGTAATAACAGTATTATTTCAATTAGTAAAGAAATTATTAAAAAGTATGGATTTAAGGGATTTTATAAAGGTGCATTATTAAGAATTAGTAGAGTAGCACCTTTACATGGATTAACTTTTTTTACTTACGATTGGTTGAAAAATAAATTTAATTAATTAATGTATAGTAGTTATATATGAAGTATTATATTAATTATGCAGATGATACAAATATAATTAAGGCAGATAAAATTAATTCCTATAGAGGGGGGGCAAATATAATTGATAACATTGATTATGGTTCTGAATACAAATTAATTAAAGATGGTACTATAGATCATAATTTTTTTGAGAAAAAAATTAAATTTAATGGATTAGAATTTAAATTACTTAGTTTAAATATTGCACAATTGGATCAATTAAAAACTATGGCAAAACATAATAAAATAATAAATTATATTAGAAAGGAAGAAAATTTAATAAAAACAAGTAAATTTCCGATTGATAATTTTCTAAATGATATTGCAAAAATTACTACTAAGTATAAAGATATAATTAAAAATGAAATTTCTAGTGATGATAATTTTGATGAGATAAAACTCGAATTACAAAGTAAATATATAAGCAATAATGATATAATAAAAGAAGTTAAAGATTTAATTAAAAAAAAATATATAAAATATTTATCGGAAGATTTAGATATTAATTTAAAAATAGCATGGCTAAGAAAAAAAGATAAATTTTACAGTGAAATTTTAATTGAAGAAATTGATAAAGAACTTGCAAATGAAACAGATCCAAATAAAATTATAAATTTAGAAAATATAAAGAAAGCAAAACGTAGATTTCCAAATGACTATTATATTGATGTTTATTTTAGTAAAGAAACATCTGAATCCTATTATTCTAGAATTGACAAAGCAATTAATTTTTTGTCTACAAGAATTAAAGATGATAAAAATATTATAATTTGCTTACAAGAAATAAATCCAGTTTTTAACGATGAAAATTTAAATATTTGTTCTGAGCTTGACGTTATATTTAAAAAATACCATTTAAATTTTATATATCCAGAAGATTACAAAGAATATGTATATAGTACATGTTCTATATTATTGACAAGGGGTAATTTAGAAGTTACTCCATATTCTGATGATTTAGTGTTAGAGGAAGATCAAATAATAAATACACATGAATTAATTAGAAAAATTAATATAGGAAAAGGTATATTACAAAATTTTAGATATAAGCTTTCATTTAAAGGCCAGCATTTGGATATATTTAATGTACATACTAATTTATTTAGTTATGATAGCGCATATGATAAATTAAATCAAATAGTTGAATATTCTAGAGATAAGCAATTTATATTAGTCGGAGATATGAATTTACTTATAGATGAAAAAAGAATACATAGAATAAATATGTTATTTAGAGATAATAGAATTGCACTTGATTTACTTCAAACTCCTGAAGTAGATTATAATGATACATATTATCCTACATATGATATTTTTATTGGGAAAGGTATAGATATAGTTTATTAATTTCTACCATTTTATAAATTAAAAATTTTTATTTATATTATGGATTTATTTATTAAAAATAACAAAATTAAACAATATTATTTATCAGAAAAACTTAAATTAAATGCAAATTATAAAAATATTATATTTCCAATTGATTCATATCAATATAATAACTTATCAACTATTTTTATAGGTATATTTACATTTAAAGACCAGCAAATATTAAAAAAACATAAAGGTTCTAAATTTATTTATTGGTCTGGTGAAGATACTAATATTACAATAGATAAAACATTTGATAATATTTCATTTATAAAAACACAAAATATAATTAAACATGTAACTGAAAATAAATTAGCACAATATAATTTAAATAATATAGGGATCCAATCAGAAATTATTAATTTACTTGAAAAAAAAAAATTAATAAATTCAAATATTGAATTTAATATTAATAAATTTAAACAAATTTATATATCATCAGCATTAATACATTTAAAAGATCAAATTCTTAATAAATTTGATCTTAAATTATATAATAATAAATATCAAGATTGTATATTTTTTGGTTTATATAATACATTAGATATTCAAAATATAAACAACCATTTAGGAAAAAAGTATCTAATTTGGGGAGGCAATGATGCATTATTTGAATCAAAATCTATTTACTTAAATTATTTAGATAATTATAATTTATATCATGTAGCTATTTCCAACGATTTATTAAGAAGATTAAGATCATTTGATATAGATCCATATATTTTTAATTTAAATTTAGTTGATAGAAATTTATTTAAACCTGTGAATAAATTAGGTAATAAAATTTTTATATATAATGGTATTAAAAAAGGTAATGAAGAAGTTTATGGTAAGAAAATTTATGAATCAATTGTATCAGAACTACAAAATTTTGAATTTATATATAGCAATGAACTAAATATTCCAAATAATGAAATGCCTAAAATTTACGAACAATGTTTTATTGGTTTGAGATTAACTATAAATGATGGAAATGCAAATATGGTCCAAGAAATGGAAGCAATGAATATTCCAGTAGTCCATAATCTAAGTGATTATGGATTAAAATGGAAAACGGTGAATGATATTAAGAATCATATAAAAAATAATAAAAAATTTTAGTAATAATATTTTTTTTTTAATATTATTAATATAATTAATGAGCAGTTATTTTGATGATGATTTATATTATAATACAATAATAAATAATGACGAAAGTAATAATGAAAATAACAATATTTCAGAGAATATAAATACAGATATGAATACATTGGAAATATGTGGTTATTTAAATAAAAAAAGTTTTTATCACAATGAAAATATAGAATTACATGTACATCAACCAAACCCATATAACCTAAATAAAAAAATTAATATGATTGTATATGATAAAGAATATAATGAACTTTTTCATATTAATGATATACCAGGTCAAGTTCAATCATGGAGTAATAATTCATTTGCAGAAGGATGTAATTGGACATCAATTTATCAATTCCAAATGCCTCAAAATTATAAATCAGATATATATTTAATTAAATTATATGATGTTATGGAATCAGAAGAGGCAAGTACATGGCCCAGTAATTGGGATGAAGTTAAAACATATAAAATTGCTTTTATCTTAAAAGATGCTAATAAATCTGCTGATATTTGTATTTTGGCTAATACAAATACATGGGAAGCTTATAATGACTGGGCAGGATTTGATGGTAGAATCGGTTTATATAAATGGGATAATTTACATGAAGAGAATAATATTAATGATTACAAAATATATGAGTCAAATAATTATAAAAGTAGTATTGTTAATTTTAATAGACCAAATTATTGGATAAATCAAGAAATTCATGAAATATCTGTTCCACATGAAAGAGAAAATATATATGGTGAATTACATACTTATCATACAAGTCATTTACTTATTGGAGAAATTTATTTATTAAAATGGTTAGATTCTATAAATTATTCATATAATATCATTTCAGATTGTGACTTAGATGATGATATGAATATTTTGAGTGGATATAAAATGCTTATGTTAAATTGTCATTCTGAATATTGGACATTAAATATGTATAAAAATGTTCTAAATTATTCATCTGTTGGTGGAAATATAATGTCATTGAGTGGAAATACTATGTATTGGTACTCTGAAATTTCTAATAATAAACTTGAAGTTAGAAAAAATAATAGCAGTCATACTTTAATTACTAATGGTATAGGTGGTTTATGGAAAAATATATTAACTGATATTACATCTTTACCACTTCCTCATTTATTATTAGGAAGTGAATATCATACAGAATCATTTAGTTATGGAGAAGGGTGGCCATATAAAATAATAGATGCTAAAAAAAATTTAGATACAAACACAAGTTGGATTTTTGATAATGTAGCCGGTTTAATTGTTGGACAAGATAGCTTTAATACTCATCCTGATAATACATTAGTTGGTGCATCTGGATGGGAAGTAGATAGATGTGTCATTGGGGAAGAATTTATTATTGCAAAAGCTGATAGTACAGATCCGGTATACACAAATGATATTATTTATTTCATAAATAATTATAATAGTAAAATTTTTAATACTGGATCTATTAGATATACTGGTGCTCTACAAAAAGAGGTACAAATCGATACAATCACAAAAAATGTAATTGATAGATTTTTGGAAGATACTGATGATAAAGTAATTATTTTAAGAACTAATGAATGGTTTTCTAATAATATTATTTTTACTGGATCTAACCTAAAATATATTTTAGATAATCTAGAGAATAAATCATATAATGAAATGCAAAATATAATTAATAATACATTAAGCGAAAAATATAATAATTTATCAAGTTATGATCAAGATCAAATTAATATAATCATTAATTACAAATTAAATGATGAAAATATGGCAGGCAATGGAATAATTCCAGCAGGATATTATAAATTAGGTATTAAGATTGAAGAAGGTTCTAATCCCACAACATGGTATAAGGTAGTTAATAACACTTTAGTAAAGACAACTGATGATGAAAATTGTTTGTTTTATTTAACAGATTATAGTTATTCTACAATAAGATTTAATTCAGAAAATGGTAATTTTTTAACTTTTTATGAAATGGAAAATGGTAATTTTTCCTTAAAAATAATATCATATTATGATTTACTTTATACTAATCATACAAAGTATAGTTTGATATCTTTAAATAATACTGATTATGAGACATTATCAGATTTAGATAATGTAAAACTTACTGATATTTTTAGAACAAAACTAAATGCCTGGAATTATAATCATGAGGGAACATGGTTAAATTCATGGCATATTGAGACATTAAATAACTATGAATATCCAATTTTATTTAGTGAAAATCCTTCAGTAAATTGTGAAATGACACTAATAAATATTTCACATGTTTACTTAAAAATAATCTTAAATGAATTTGATGGTAAGACATATGAAGAAATGAATATATTAATAAACAATTCATTAAATGAATATTATAATATATTAAATAATAATGATAAAAATTATGTAGATTTATTTATTAACCTAAAACTTAATGATGAAAATTTAATTAATGAAAATGATTTTATAAATGGAAATTATAAATTAGGTGTTAAGACAAATAATGGTGAAGAACCGAATCAATGGTATAAAGTTAATGAAAATAATGAATTAGAAATAACAGACATTGATGATGAAACGTCAACCTTTTATTTAGTAGGTTTTATAAATAATTTTACAATAAGATATAATTCTTCTCTAGGAAAATATTTATCATTTTTTCAAAAAGATAATGGTGATTATTCACTTAAATTGTTATCTTATTACGAATTAGCTAATAATAATATTAGCAAATTTGGATTTAGTCCAAAAGAAGGAACTGATTTTCCAAGCTGGACCACTACTAATTTTCCAACTAATTTTAGAGTACAAATAAAACATTTTTTATATGATTACAATTTAAATTGGGTTTCAGCATGGTTTATTGATTCAAGTTTTAGCTATCCTAAATTACTTTCTGAAAATGAAAATAACAATTGTGAATTAACATTAATTAACTTAAATAATCAAAACGGAACTTTATTCGATTTAGAATCAATTTTAGATCAATTTGAAAATAAATCATATAATGAAATGACTGAATTAATTAATAATACATTAAATAATAGTTATTTAAATTTAAATAATGAAGATAAATCAAAAGTAGATTTAATATTATCAGAAAAACAAAATGATGAAAATTTATCACAAACTGGAAATATTCAATCTGGCTTTTATAAATTAGGAGTAAAGACAAATGCAGGAGAAACACCAATTGAATGGTATAAAGTTAATAATGAAAATCAATTAGTTAAAACATCTACACATGATGAAAATAGTAAATTTTATTTAACCGGTAATTCTTATAAGTTTACAATCAGACATAATTCTGAAAATGGTAAAATAGTATCATTATATCAAATGGATAATAGCGATACATCATTAAAACTTAAATCTTATAATGAATTAAGTGATTTAGGTAAGTTTAGTTTTATAACTAAAACTGGAACTAATTATGAAGCTGGTGATAATTTAAATTATGAAAATATTTTAAGAATTAAAATAAATCAACATTTATATTCAGTTGATAACCAATGGTTATCTGGATGTCATATAGATACAGATAGTGATGAATATCCATTATTGAAATTTAATAGTCCAAATGAGAATTGTCAAATAACATTAATACCTTATGATTATGTAAATAATGAGGATAATAGTAATTTACTAAATTTAGAATCAATTTTAAATGAATTAGAAAATAAGTCATATAATGAAATGAATGATTTAATAAATAATTCATTAAATAACAGTTATATTAATTTAAATAATGAAGATAAATCAACAGTAGATTTAATATTATCAGAAAAACAAAGTGATGAAAATTTATCACAAACTGGAAATATTCAATCTGGCTTTTATAAATTAGGAGTAAAGACAGATGCAGGAGAAACACCAATTGAATGGTATCAAGTTAATAATGAAAATTATTTGATTAAGACATCTATACATGATGAAAATAGTAAATTTTACTTATCAGGTAATTCCTATAAATTTACAATTAGACATAATTCTGAAAATGGTAAAATAGTTTCATTATATCAAATGGATAATGGTAATACATCATTAAAACTTAAATCTTATAATGAATTAATTGATTTAAGTAAGTTTAGTTTTATAACTAAAACTGGAACTGATTATGAAGATGGTAATAATTTAAATTATGAAAATATTTTAAGAATTAAAATAAATCAACACTTATATTCAGTTAATAACCAATGGGTATCTGGATGTCATATAGATACAGGTAGTAATGAATATCCATTATTGAAATATAACAACACAAATGATAATTGTCAAATAACATTAATACCGTACGATTATGTAAGTAGGAATAATGGTAATTTACAATTAATTTTAGATCAATTTGAAAATAAATTATATAATGAAATGAGTGAATTAATTAATAATACATTAAATAACAGTTATTTAAATTTAAATAATGAAGATAAATCAAAAGTAGATTTAATATTATCAGAAAAACAAAATGATGAAACTTTATCACAAACTGGAAATATTCAATCTGGATTTTATAAATTAGGAGTAAAGATAGATGCAGGAGAAACACCAATTGAATGGTATCAAGTTAATAATGAAAATCATTTGGTTAAAACATCTATACATGATGAAAATAGTAAATTTTACATATCAGGTAATTCCTATAAATTTACAATTAGACATAATTCTGAAAATGGTAAAATAGTTTCATTATATCAAATGGATAATGGTAATACATCATTAAAACTTAAATCTTACAATGAATTAACTAATTTAAGTAAATTTAGTTTTATAAATAAATCAGGAACTGATTATGAAGATGGTAATACTTTAAATTATAATAATATTTTAAGAATTAAAATAAATCAACATTTATATTCAGTTGATAACGAATGGGTATCTGGATGTCATATAGATACAGGTAGTAATGAATATCCATTATTGAACTATAGCAACACAAATGACAATTGTCAAATAACATTAATACCATATATAAATAATTAAAATAAAATAAATTTATTATATTTTAATCAAAAGTATTATTAATTAATTCATTAAAATTATGACATTCAGTTTGAAAATTTATTTTTGTATCTTTTAATATTTCGTAATTGCCAATTATATATAATATTTTTTTTTCCCATTCATCTAAGTTAAAATTATTACAAATTAAAAATTCTGGAAATAATTCTGAAAATCCAATATTTTGTGTTATTAATGG